ATCGGCGCTTTAATCAGTCAATACGGATTTCCGATTATCGCCGCAGTAGGATTAGGTTACTTTATCTATTACATATGGCAATGGGTTACTACCGAAGTAGACCCAGTTGTACACGAAAGCCATATGACTCTCATTGCACTTATTGATAGGATTAGAATGCTAGATAACGATTTGATTCGTTTAAATGCTAAACTTGATATGGTGATTCAACAACAGAAAGATTCAGAAAAAAAATCTAAAAAATAAATTATTCATACATAGTGTACCAACCTGTAACAATATATTTGTTTCCAGATAGTGGCGGGTTGCCTCTATGTGTATATAGGTAGTTTGCAGGGAAGATACAAATTTCGCCTTTCTTTGATTTAACCCTTTTACTCTGATATAAGAATTCAGTTTCACCGCCTTCTTCTACATCATTTAAGTAAATTGTCCAGGCAAGCACTCTATCCGAAGTTTGTTGAGTCATTGCTTCAAAATGCCAGATGTGATAACCGCCTCCTTTCAAGGTTCTTTGTAATTTCATTCTATTACTTCTAATACTAATTCTCTTTAATGACTCAAACATTTCATAGTATTCTCTAACAGCCTCATTTAAATAATGAGTTAAATTATTATGCAAGTCCACATCACCCAAATCTTCAGCAACATCAAAATTGTATGTGGTATTCCTATCAATGTATGTAGATTTATCTTTTCTATCTAGTGAAGCAAAAGAATGGTCTCCGCTAGTGTATATTGCAGATGGATGATTTTTGATTCTATGTTCAAATAGTTCAATACTTTCATCACAGAGATTATCAGGCACTTTTACATTTGCTACATAAATACTATTGTCATTTATAACTTTTTGATTCATAATAAGTCCTTATAATTAAAGAGGGTGGCAGAAGTCGACTGACAAAGTAGTAGGAAGCTTCGTCATTGTCAGCCAACTTTTAGGTGTTGAGTATCGTTAAACCGTCACCTAATTTAGCGTCATACCGAGGACGACTAGGGTATCTGTTCATATGATTTACCGGTCCCTAGATTTGGTGAGTATATTTATAATTTCTCTATATTTCCTACACGCCAGGCCTGAAACTCTTTAGACCATTTTGTATGTTCATTGACATCAATCTCGTGAACAGTCTTGCCTTTGTATCTCACTAACCAATCATTATAAGTAATACTTGATTTCTTTTTTTGATAGGTGCCACCCTGTTCATAGGAGTCCAACAATTTATTAAATTCGTTTTCGCTAATTTGTTTGTACATTAGTTAATTGTGGGTTTCTCTATTGTCGTAATCTCTGGTCGAGATTTCAGTATGGTTTCTACCATCATGTTAAATTCGTTTTCTGTAAGCATTGACTTGTATATTCTCATGGCTTGAGCCATCATAATACCTGCACATGCAAGTGGGTCGTTTTCACCTTCTGCACATAAGTCTACCCATAGTTTTTCAAACTCACGGCTTAATTCTTCAAAGTTCATTTCATTTTCACTCCTTATAGTGGTCTTGTGATAATTGTATAATAGCATAATGGATAACTTTCATCAAGTCGGCCTTATTATGTCCTTCTTTCTTACCATAGCGTTGAGCATATTTCATAATATTGCCCATGCAGAAACCAGTACCATGACCTTGGTCAATAATGATTTCTGTTGCTTGATAACTTTTTGTTTGAGCATAGTGAGAATCATAAGTTGCTTCAACATATTCTTGTAAGTCGGCAAGTATTCTATCTTCACTAAACTTAAAATCAATTCCGTTTTTGTTTTTTTCTAAAGCACGCATTTTTTGATTGTATGTCAATTTTTTAGGCAATACTTATCTCCTCATCTTTAATTAAGAATTTTTGTTTTTGTGTATAAGACATATCAACATTTTCAATAATCTTATTTCGTATAGTGTCAACATCCATAGCTAACATCTTACAGTAGTTTAGAAATTCAGGATGTCGGCCGACAATCCAGTCGATTGCTTCCATCTTAAATTTAATTTTCTTTGCACTTGTTCCTGTGTATGCACAATCTACAATTGCTTGTTCAATAATCGCTGTTATGAATTGTTCTTCGCCAGTCATAGGTTACTCCATATAATTGCATTAATAATAAGTAAGATAATAATAATAAAATTTTTCATAATAATTCCTTTTTCATTGTTTATAGTATCTATTTTACACTAAAAAGATACGCTTGTGTAACTATTTGGAATAAAAATATTCAACTTAAAGTGAATTCTATTCACCAAAACCATCTATCGCCCTAGTTCTCTGCTGTATTACTTTTGGCAGTTTTTTGTCTATTTCTTTTTCAAGAACTTTTTTAATCATACGAAGTTCTTCTAAGTCAAGTTGTTTAAAACCAAACTCAAGGTCTATCATTAGTTTTATTTTTTCTGTCGTTTTCATTTGAACGACTTCTCTCTTAGATTATGCATTTGGTCTGATTTTGCCTTATCGATAATATCATCAAATCTTTTTTGTAAAAGTGGGTCTGGTACATGCCACTCATCTATGCCAGCATGAATCAGTACTTCTTTAAGGCGTCTATTCTCGGCCTCAAGTTTGTTTACCCTTGCAACCATTCTTTCAAATCTTGCCTGTATACGGTCCTCTCTACGGCCGCCTTTCATTCTATTTCCAACTTTCATATTTCATCCTTTTTCATCATAATATAAGCATATTATACACTAAAAATGAATGTCTGTGTAAAAACTTATGGCGCCAGTAGCCCACTATTTGGAGTCAAACTGGCACCCCTTTAAACCTTTTTGCCAGCAGTGTGTAGTTCTTCTACAGGCACAACCATGTAAGGACCTTTGTTATATGCAGGCACTACTGTGTACTGTTTACTGATTTCTAGTTTTTCTTTGTGTTTGAGCCAGTCAACACCCGTTGCAGAGTCTTTAAATGCAGATAGACTAGGAATTTCTTCCGTTTCTCTGACTTTTGGTATGGAATATCTCTTAACAGACTGATTTTGTATTGAAACTTTGTAATAGCCGTCAACATAGTCGACATAATCGTCAAAAGTGAGTTGAGCAGAGTGCAAATATCGTTCTCTAAGTCGTTTGTTGTATGCTCTGTGTTCTGTCTTTAGTAAAATTCTGCGTTTTTCCGTTAAAACCTTGCGTTTTCTCACTATTTTTGACTCCTTTTAGTTGTTTTTCGAGTTTTTCTTTGTTTTTGAGTGTGTTTTCCGTTATGAATTGACTTTTTTGAGTCATCTAACAACTTTATTGTCTTTTTTTCGCCGTACATCACCACAAAACAGTCTAAAATCAGGTTAAAAGAGATGGAAATCGCCTTTTCTACGGATTTTGGATATTTCTCAAATATTTGTACTAAATCGTTTTCAATATCCTTCTTGGATATTCGCCTATTATTCATACAAGTATTATACATTAGTCCAAACCTTTTGTCAAGCACTTATAAATAGTTTATGTAATTCAAAAGCAATCTTTATTAAAGGAAAATAACAATGCATGAGTATAAAGTAAACATTTTAAAAGTAGTTGATGGTGATACTGTTGATGTCGATATAGACTTAGGTTTTGGCATGTGGCTCAAGAACGAAAGAGTTCGTGTTATGGGTATTGACACACCAGAATCAAGAACAAGTGATAAGATTGAGAAGATATTTGGTCTTGCTGCCAAGAATAGACTAATTTCTTTATTAGGTGCAGAAGCAATCTTACACACACAAGTCAGTAAAAAGGGTGAGGATATGAAAGGCAAGTTCGGTCGTATTCTTGGAAACTTCGTATCAATTAATGGCGAAAAATGTGCTGCTGTTTTGATTAGAGAAGGACATGCTGTCGAGTATAGTGGGGGTAGTAAAGAGAATGTCGCAAGTCAACATTTGGCAAATAGAGAAAGATTAGTTGCAGAAGGTAAAGTTGTAATACCTGAAGAATTAAAAACAGCATCAATAGCGCCTGTGAAGAATCCGGCACCACTAGAACCAAATGATGCCCCTATAGTTAAGACTGCAACTCCTAAGAAAACAACTGCTAAGAAAACTACAAAGAAAAAAACTGCTAAGAAGAAGTAATGGCAGCCGTACAACGAAACGGTGATGCCAATACTGGTGGTGGAGCAATTAGTTCTACTGCACAATCAACTGTCTATGCAAACGATAAGTTAATTTCAGTAAACGGGTCTACAGTTACAACACACGGCGTATCTCCAAATGTTCATGCTGGTGTTACAACTGCAAATGGAAGTTCGACTGTGTTTGCTGGTGGGATTGCAATTAATAGGACTGGAGATGCAGACAGTTGTACACACACTAGAACGGGCGGTTCCGGTGATGTTTTCGTTGGGTAAGATATAAATATTACAAAAGGATGGGAATCTAAATGTCAAGATATGACGCCACACAAAGTAATGAAAGCA